GGTGGAGGTATCAGCTAATGATGCAACAAATGATGCTCGGACATGGTGCTGCGGCTGGCATTGATGTCGACGATGTGTTTGCCGCAACTGCTTATACCGGCAATGCAAGCAGCAGCAGAAGTATTAATAACGGACTTGATTTAGATGGTGAAGGCGGCATAGTTTGGATCAAATCTAGAAACCTTACCAATGATCATGTTCTACACAGTACTAGTTGGTATGCTCCTGGAGCCCTTACCCCTAATAAACAGGGCGATTTTATAAGTCATGGTAGCGTACTTACTGCGTACAACAATAATGGATGGACTATGGGCAACAATGGCCTAGTTAATGGCTATAACGATACTTATGTTGCCTGGTCATTCCGCAAAGCTTCAAAATTCTTTGACGTTGTAAGTTATACCGGCAATGGCACAGCTGGTCGCACTGTTTCTCATAACCTTGGCACTGTTCCGGGGATGATATGGGTAAAACAGACGAACGGCTCATCAGATTGGATTGTTTATCACAAAGGGTTGGGTAACACTAAATTTATCAGACTCAACACTAATGGAGCTGCGCAAACTTTCTCCGTCTGGAATAATACAACTCCTACCGCCACAGAATTTACGGTGGGCAGCCTGGGCGCAATAAATGGAAGCGGTAACAACTTCACTGCTTTTTTGTTTGCAGATGAAGATCCTATCAAATGCGGATCCTACGTAGGTAACTCATCATTAAACAATGGCCCTACCGTCAATTTAGGATTTGAACCGCAATGGGTACTTATTAAGGCTGCAGACGTTACTGGTCAAAATTGGAATATTTTTGATTCCAGCCGTGGATTCACCAGTAGTGCTGGTCAAACAGATGGAAAAATTCTTCGGGCAAATAGTCAAAACTCGGAATCAACAGGTCGCACTATTATCACCACAAGCACTGGCTTTCAAGTCATGGATGCTTCAAATGAACTTAACTCTGGGCAAGATTCTTATGTCTACATGGCCATCGCTGCTCCTTAATTAATTCTACTTTTACTATGATTACTCTTATACGTCCAATCCTTTTTTCGTTCCTTAACTCTGAAAAGGTTAAGCGTCTTGTCGTTGACCTTCTCGCCAAACTGGCAGAGCAAACTGACAATACTGTAGATGACGAAGCAGTGAAGTTCATCGAACGCGGTTTGTTCGGTGGACCCCTGGACTAATCCACCTGTATTACCTTCTCTGAACCTTCCAGCAGCCCCTGAGCTGCCCCAAGCGGTGCTGGAGGTACCAAGGGCTCAACTACCTAGTTACAAGCCCCTTGTAGTGCCTCCTAACACCCTCAGACCACCACCAGGTATTGAAGGGATAAATACAGAAGAGGAAGCTCCTACAAAGGAGACAAAACCAGCAAAACCCGCCTTACCTAAAGAGGCACAGATAGTAGAGATTCCGTTTACGGATATTGAGGTTCCAATGCCTACAACTACTATCATGACAACTGCAGCAACAACAGCATTTATTTCTGTTGCCGCCACCCTTACTGCTACGTCTTTGTTCAAATACATCGTGATGATACTTAAACCAGTATTTAAACAAACATGGACCAAGATAACGAAAAAAAAGCAGGATTCATCAAGTTCGTCGTCCTCGTCTGGTCAGCAGGACTCCTGACTGCCAGCTACGCCGGATGGATGCCAAAGATGGACCCGACTTATGTAGCCAGTATTCTCAGTGGTACTCTCGCAACATTTTCTATTACACGTGAAAAGAAACAATGAAAAAACTTCTATTGCTTCTGCTGTTGGCTAGCCCTGCAGCTGCACAACAAATTACACCTAATTTTACTCAGGGTAGTATGCAATCCACCACGACTACCACTGTAGACATCGATCGTACGATTGAGACAAACATCTATGGTGGTGATTATAAGTCATGGTCTGGAACAAATGTCACCCCAAGTGGGGATATCTTGAGCGATTCTACAACTTATTCAGTAACAACAGCTGGAGAACAGTTTCAACTGGAGACTGTGGTTCGGGACGCGGGAGTCGTGGAAAACATCGTGGTCGAAGAAGTAATCGAATCAACTTCTACCACTACCTCGCTGTCGGTCTTCTCTCAGTAAGCCCTGCGTTTGCTAACGAAGATCCTAAGGTTCAAAATACCTCAAATCCGGTAGCAGCAGCTACGGGCAATGTTACTAATCAGGCGGTGCAATTCCAAAACAATGGTGCACCATCTCGTCAGTATTTTGCCGCTTCTAATAGCTGCAATGGCAGTACTATGCAGTTCAGTCCTTTTTACATGGGCAACGATACTATTCCCTTTGAACATACAGGTTATGTTCGCAGTAATAACTTCGGTGTCCAGCTTAATTTTTCAGTCCCACTCGATGGTGGGATGATTGAAACTTGCAAAGCTATTGCCCGAAAACACGAACAAAAAATGCGTCTTGATTACGAACTTGTTCGTGCACTTAAATGTACGGAGATCATGAGAAAAGGTTTTACTTTTAGACCTGGTTCTCGTGTCGAAGTTCTATGTCATGACATTGTACCTATTGTCTCTTTAACTAATGACTGAAGCTTTGGTGACTTCTGTTGTGGCAGTTGTCACAGCCGGAGCTGCTCTAAATAACCGCCTACACAACCGAATAAACAGTGTTCATGAACGTATCAGTGCATTGGATAGACGACTCGATGGCATTGAGCTGACTGTGGCTTCTGACTACGTCAAAAAAACAGAGTTAGCTGAGCTTCTCAGTCGAATGGAAGATCACATGGTACGTATCGAAAACAAATTAGACCAAATCGTTCTTAGGAATACATAAACATGTCCTTTCAAATTATTGATAACACCCGAGGAGTTGTTCTTCAGGAGTTTCCCTCTAAAGACCTGGCTATCAAAGCTCTGGAACGTTTCTCTTCTGAAGCTGACGTAACCCTTAAAGAACCTGTCAAAAAGGTAACTCGGAAACGGAAGACTGCTGATGTCGAAGAAGAAGGCAACTGAAGATCAATTTAACGAGCTACACAACCTTGTCACTCAAGAATTCCTCGCCCGAGTCAAGTCAGGTGAGGCATCTACTGCTGATCTAAAAGCAGCGTGTGATTGGCTTAAAACAAACGACATTAGTGGGATCGCTGTAGAGGGTAATCCGTTGGCACAACTTGCCAACATCATGCCCCAGGTTGATCCAGAACTTGTACAAACTCGTCTGTATGGAAAAAGGTAAAACCGCTCGTTACTACGCCAAAAACGAACAGGCACGGCGTAAACGAATCAAGCAACAAAAGCGCTACAACAAAACAGCAGAAGGACTCAAGATCAGATCCCGAGCTAACAAACTTAATCGTCAACTACGTACTTATGGCAATCGTGATGGCAAAGATGCCTCACATACAGGTCCAAACACAGGGAGATTAGAGAAACCCTCTACTAACCGCCGTCGACCTCGCTTGAAAATTAAGTACGCATGACGCCTCTACTTCCTACACCTGATCATTACCTCTACAACCTAATAACCATGACATCCTCTGAAGCAAAGCGCCTTTGGAGGCGCAGCATTAAAGAGCACTTTGGCTGCACATGTGTTTATTGCGGTTCTACTTACGAATTACATGAACTTACTCTTGATCACGTTCATCCTCGCGTATTTGGCGGGGAGGACATTACCTCAAACATCGTCCCAGCTTGTTCCCGTTGTAATCAGGAAAAAGGAAGTACACACTGGCTCAACTTTATAAGAGCCACACACGGTGAAAACCGACTTAGAGAACATGTGATCCAGTCACATATCTCGTAAACAACATATCCACTTAAGTATTTAACGCCGCCTTCGGGCGGCTTTTTTTTATGTCTGATATTGCACGTCAATATCGGGACGCTGCACGTGCATACGTAAAAGAAAACGGTAGACAAACACCCACACAGCTCTATGAAATCCTTGGTCCGCCACCAGATGGTTTTCTTCTTAAAGCTGATGGAAGAGGCAGTGTGTCTATTGAATCTAGAGTCAATAAACGTGGCAGGCGTATCCGAGCAAATGATTTACGTATTAAAAGAGCTGAAAGTAAAGGAATTTTAGAAGATTCAAACTATCGCTCTCAACAACGCAAGGCTAAATTAATTTCTACTTCTACGCTTCACCAGCATGCCGCAGGAGGTAGTCCTTCTATTGTTGAGCATGATGTAGCACTGCGCGCCGGTGGATCCAACTCTTTTACATCTATTTCTGATCCAGATTTTAAACAACATAAAGACAACGTAGAATCAAAAGTCTATTCTAAATTTGGCAAAAATAAATTTGTCGTAGACATAGATAATGTTTCCGGCGATGTCCGTGTTATCCCTGCCGCTACACACAATAAATTTGAAGAAACCTCAAAACAAAAGGGTGTGTCTATTCCACAGGGCACAAAGGTTGATCTTGCAAGGCTTCAGGAATTGCTTGAAAAACCCAAACGTAACGGTAACGGCAACGGTAAGCGTAACGGTAATGGTAAGCGTAACGGTAACGGAAAACGAAATGGCAATGGTAAACCTAACGGTATTCCCATGCCTGGTGGCTTTTCTAATGGTGGAAGTGGTTCTGACATTGTTGACAGAGCCAATTCAGCAATGTTTATCGGTAACCCAATGTTAGCCGCACTAGG